TAATAAAGGTACTAAAGGTGATACTGGAGAAACTGGTGCTACTGGTGTACAAGGCCCTCAAGGTGAAATAGGAGCCACTGGTATTCAAGGACCACAAGGTGCTAAAGGAGATAAAGGTAATAAGGGTGATACTGGGGAAACTGGTGCTACTGGTGTTCAAGGACCACAAGGTGAAATAGGAGCCACTGGTATACAAGGACCTCAAGGTGCTAAAGGAGATAAAGGTAATAAGGGTGATACTGGAGAAACAGGAGCCACTGGTATACAAGGACCGCAAGGTGCTAAAGGTACTAAAGGTGATACTGGAGAAACAGGAGCCACTGGTATACAAGGACCACAAGGAGCCAAAGGTGATAAAGGTAATACTGGTGAAACAGGAGCAACAGGAGTTCAAGGACCTCAAGGTGCTAAAGGTACTAAAGGTGATACCGGTGAAACTGGTGCTACTGGTGTACAGGGTCCACAAGGAGCTAAAGGTGATAAAGGAGATAAAGGTAATACTGGAGAAACTGGAGCAACAGGAGTTCAAGGACCGCAAGGTAATAAAGGTACTAAAGGTGATACTGGAGAAACTGGAGCTACAGGTGTACAAGGACCTCAAGGTGCTAAAGGTAATGTAGGAGCTACAGGAGTTCAAGGACCACAAGGTGAGACAGGAGCAACAGGTGCTAAAGGTGATAAAGGTACTAAAGGTGATACTGGTGAAACAGGAGCTACAGGTGTACAAGGACCTCAAGGTGCTAAAGGAGATAAAGGAGATAAAGGTGAAACTGGAGCAACTGGTGCTAAGGGTACTAAAGGTGATAAAGGAGATACTGGTGAAACGGGAGCAACAGGAGTACAAGGACCACAAGGTGCTAAAGGAGATAAAGGTAATACTGGGCAAACAGGTGCAACTGGTGCTAAAGGAGATAAAGGTAATACTGGAGAAACTGGAGCTACAGGTGTACAAGGACCTCAAGGTGAAACTGGAGCAACTGGTGCTAAGGGTACTAAAGGTGATAAAGGAGATAAAGGTGAAACTGGAGCAACTGGTGCTAAGGGTACTAAAGGTGATAAAGGAGATAAAGGTGAAACAGGTGCAACTGGTGCTAAGGGTACTAAAGGTGATACTGGTGAAACGGGAGCAACTGGAGTTCAAGGACCACAAGGTGAAACTGGAGCAACTGGTGCTAAAGGTACTAAAGGTGATAAAGGAGATACTGGAGAAACTGGTGCAACTGGTGCTAAAGGAGATAAAGGTAATACTGGGCAAACAGGTGCAACAGGAGTCCAAGGACCACAAGGAGAAACGGGAGCAACTGGCGCTAAAGGAGATAAAGGAGATAAAGGTAATACTGGTGCAACTGGTGCTAAGGGTACTAAAGGAGATACTGGGCAAACTGGAGCTACAGGTGTTCAAGGACCTCAGGGAGAAACAGGAGCCACTGGTGCTAAAGGAGATAAAGGAGATAAAGGTAATACTGGTGAAACTGGTGCAACAGGTGTTCAAGGACCGCAAGGTAATAAAGGTACTAAAGGTGATACTGGGCAAACGGGTGCAACAGGTGTTCAAGGACCTGGAGGACAAACAGGTGCAACAGGTGTACAAGGACCTAAAGGTGCAACTGGTACTAAAGGTGATAAAGGAGATACAGGAGAAACTGGTGCTACAGGTGTTCAAGGACCTGGTGGACAAACAGGTGCAACAGGTGTACAAGGACCTGATGGTAAACCTGGAGATTCAGGAGCAACTGGTGTTCAGGGACCACAAGGTGGCACAGGTAATACAGGTTCAACAGGTGTACAAGGGCCGGTCGGTGCAACAGGTGCAGGTGGATCAGGAGGCGCACTATATTCCGTTGCCGTTGTATCTAATCAATTTGTGACAGATAGAATCTCACCAACTACAAAAATATTTGCTGGTGATAAAGGAACAGGTTGGTCTGGTTCTGAATGGGATTATAATGGACAATCAACTATATTTAATGGAACTCTGACAGATGAAGAACAAGGTCAGTTTGCTGTAAAAATACCGTATTATGTTTTTTCTGATAGTATTGCAGCAACACACCATGTTTGTGCTACTATATCAATCCCTTCAAAAACTAGTTTTCTTATAGGTGGAAGAATATGGGCAGCGACAGCTATTTGTAACTCGGCAGCTGGAGGTGGTACCTTTAATGATATTCAACTACGAAATGCTGCATGGAGTATTGCAGCAGGTAATAATCGAACTACTTGTGTATCTATGAGTTTTAGTGTTGATAGTAATGAGGATCCATGTGATCACTGTTACTTTGGATTCTCTTATACGAGCAGCAGTGGAAAAGAATCAGAAGCATTTCAATTCTATGTTTCATACAGATGGGATATGGAGGTAGTTGGAATAACTCCACCTGTATAACATTAATAATTATGATAAGATTATTTAGATTTATAATAGCATTAACCAAGTACATTATTTGGGGAGATCAGGTAACTACGGATAAATATCTTAATAGGATTGCAATATGTGATAAATGTTCTGATAAATGCGGATCTAAATGTTGTATATGTGGATGTTATTTAAACAAAAAAGCTAAATGGTCAACTGAAAGTTGTCCTCAAAATAAATGGTAAATTATGGGATGTGGTTGCGGAAAAGCTAAAGCAAAAGGTTATGTAAGAGATAGTCAAGGTAATAAGATTTATGATAATCAAACCAAAGAAAGATCAAGTACACTACAGCGAGTTAAAGAAACTATTAAAACTGCGTGGGAATCTACACAACCAGACCAACCAACACACATTATAAAAAGAATAAATAAAAAATAAAATAATATAAAGATGGACCCCTTAACGTCAAAACCTTCGTGCATAGAAGATTTAAAACAATTAGTTAATAATTTAGCTGATAGGGATGTAATTATTAAGAATCATCTTTCTTGTATTAAATCAGTTGTAGAAGATAAAAAAATAAAATGCGATACAGCTAAAATAAAAAAGATAAAACAAATTCTTAAAAATGGCTAACGGGGAACAAAATGGATGGAATGAATATTCTAAATTAGTAATTGCTGAATTAGAAAGACTTAATGATGGCATAACAAATCTTAATGGAGAAATACAAGATCTTAAACAACAGATAGCTGAACTTAAAGTTAAGGAAGATTTTGCTAAAGAGCTATGGAGATGGAAAAAAGAAGTTGATGAGGTAGCTTCACCATCACAATTAGATTCTACAATTAAAGAGGTTGCTGCTCTAAAAACTTTTAAAACTCAAGCCATTACAGTATGGGCAGTAGTACAAATTTTATTCGGTATGATCATAGCTGCATTAAAATGGTTTAAATAAGATATATAAAATAAATTAATACTCATAATGGTAGCAACAATAAATGTTTTCGGAAATAGTGAATGGGCAGTTAAAGTAACTTCTTTATTACAAGAAGGTGAATATGCTCAATATGATGAAAATACATTCCCAGAAGCAATGGACCTTCCTTGGATTATTGCAGAAGAAAATGGTCCAGATAGAGAAAAGATTGCTATTAATTATTTAAGCACAGAAAAATTTGGTACTTTATTTAAAGGATTAGATGATCTTCATGGAGTAATTTATGGTAAAGGGCTAGTCGTTGGTCCAGGTTCTTTAATTAGACCAACTACTGAAATAGGTGATCAGGTTTATATTGGAGCAGGTACAATTATAGATGTTAATTGTATAATAGAAGATAATGTAACTATAGGTGATAATGTAACTATTACTATGGGTTCTCATATAAAAGCTGGCGAAATAATCGATAGTGGATCTATAATTTAATTCCCTATATCTTTCAATTCTTTTCATTTTTTGTTATAATTTATTTAAATAAATAAACTATAAAATAAACAATATGCTAGACGATTGGTTAAATCAAGATCCTGACGATGGATTCAATCCTAATGATCATGGTATCGAAATGAATGAAATCGCAAAACTATATGCAATGGAAGATATGAGAGAAGATCAAGAAACATGGGCAAGAGAACAAGCTAATAAATTCTACCACGATTTTATTACTTTGGATATTAATGATGCTACATTTGCAGTTAATAGTTTAATTAAGACAAAGGTTTTAAATATTAATCAAGTTAAAACAATGTTAGATAATATGATTAAAATATTTGAAAGAGATGAAGAGTATGAAAGATGCCATGTATGTAATCAAATTAAAAAAGGTTTAAAATAATGTTATACTTTAAAGCAACAAATGTAGAAGAGTTAGAAGCTGAAGCTCAAAAAAGAGCTCATGAGGTTTCAGTATTTACAACTAAAGCAATTATTGAAGCATTAGAAAAAGATGCTGATAAAGTTGTTGTAGGAGTTTTAACAACATTAGATTTAGATCTGTCTGTAGAAAAATCAGGATACCTAGATGCATTAGAAACTAATTTAGTTAGATGCGAGGAAGCAGAAGAATTTGAGTTGTGTAAAGAATCTATAAAATGGATTACGAAACTAAGAGATTAACCCACTTTAGTTTATACATTATATAATATATCTAAAGAAGTTAAAACCTCTTTAATGAAATGCTAGCTTATGCTAGCATTTTCTATTTATAGCCACTTTAAATATAATTCATTAAGAAAATTTGTAAATCTTTAAATAAATACTAAAAATAGTTCAATCTAATATGAGATACTTAATTAGCATAATAATTGCATTGGTAATGCTGGTCCCATCTAATGTAAATGCTCAAAATGATTCATTTTTTAATAAGATATATCAAGACTTTTTAAAATACGGTACAGTTTATGGATCAGGAGAAATAAGAAATTCTGTAGAGGCAGCTAATCCTTCCTATTTTGTTAGAACAAACCCAGATGGTTCAATATATTCTATTCCAGATGTTGTAGATAATACTCCGTCTTTTCCTTTTGATTATAGGTATGGTTTTGGAATAAGAAAGTTAGCAAGATTTGGTTATGAAAGAAAGCCTAGAAACTATTATGATGGTACAGAACAACAATTAGCCTTTACTGCACCTACTTCTGCTGTGGATGGATTTGAATATCAATTTCATTTAGAAAAAGAAAGATGGCAAGGTAGAGAATTTAAAAATCATAGATTCTTTTTAAAACATACTGGTAAATATCATATAGTAAAAGCTGAAAGTAGAGAAGTTGGTAGAATCAATTTAAATTATCAATCAGCTGAAGTAAGAGGTCGTTTACCTATTGGTGAAAAGTTTTCCTTTTCAGCCGGTGCAATCTTTAGAACACATGATAGAGCATATGGGTATAATCCCGTAGAAATTTGGTTAAATGAAACTGAAATTATTAATGGTCAAGAATATCCAGCTAACCCATGGTATACTTTAGGATATGACTATGGTTATCAAGATATCTTTTATGAAGGAACTAGCACTGACCCTTATACAGGTGAAGAAGTAACTCAACAAGATTGGTATTGGATTGATTCTAACGGAGTTCAAGTTGCTTCTTCAGATTTAGATTTTAGAGAATCTATTTTTCCAGGATTAATGAACAGATATAATAATGAAATATGGAGTCAGTTAGACCGATTTGGTGAAGTTGCTCCAATTATAGGTTTTGATTTTTATCATTATAAATCAAACTTTTGGTTACATGCCTACGGTAATTACATCTTACCTTATCATAAATATGTTATGGGTGATGAAGAAGTATCTTACTTAAATAGAAACAATTGGGGTAAAGGTGGACTAATGCAAGATTCAGATTTAGAGCAATGGACTGATTATTCCTTCGGTGCTAGTTTTGGTTGGAAAATAGGAAAGAACCTTGGTGTATTCGTTGAAGGTGAATACAGTAAAATGTGGGATAGTAAATTATATCAATCTTCATTTGGATTAAATTATACTTTTAGATAAAATGGCAAAGGAAATAAACGAGGATTTAGGATTTAGAGTTAGTATAAAAACTTTAGTTGGTATTGGTGCAGCTATGGCAACAGTAATAAGTATGTGGTTTGTTTTACAAGCAGATATTGATGAAGCCAAAGAATTACCTAAACCTGTTATTGATAGAGTAGAGTATGATTTAAAAGATGAATTAATTCGTCAAACAATTATGGATACACAAGAAGATGTTGAAGCTATAAAAGAACAGCTTGAAAAAATGGATCAAAGATTGTACGACATACAAAAAGAAAGATAGTATGAAAAAGATTTTATTCATTATTTGTCTGATATTAAGCTCAACTGTATTTGCGCAAAACTGGGTTTCAGATGATGACTTTGATACTAAAGTTACAGGATATGAAGCATTTGAAGATAATTCTACACATGATGTAATAGTAGTAGAATTTTATGCAGAGTTCAATAAAGATAATGCCTTTAAAGATTGGAAAAAGATAGATGATTTAGATGGGGTAAAATATTATAGATGTGATATAGCAGAATCCCCTAAATTAAAAAAGGATCTTAAGATTAGAATGGCACCAACATTACTTCTTTATATCAGAGGTGATGCATATATTAAATTTACTGCAAGAGCAGGATTAGATCTTAAATGTCCTGTTGACTATGATAAGCTTGTTAGAGCTATTGATGTAGTTAAAAAAGAAACTCAATTTTAACTGAAACATTTCTGATTTATTACCTATAATAATAAATCAATCTATGAGTTTTAGAGACACTGTAAAAGAATGGTTATCTGAAGGATATACTCCACCATCCAACCCATTATGTTCAAAAAGGTTAGTAATTAAAAACCTTAAACAAATTCTCCAATTATTAGAAGAAGAATCACCTTATATAGCAGCAGATAGAATTAGGTTTCTAATTGATGATATTGAGAATGATAAGCTAAAAGCAGGTGAATTATAAAGTTATTAACAATTTCTAAAATAATTGTGAAAATCCTGTAAATTTCTCCAGAAGTATGTAATTATATTAATATAACATATTAATAACACATACTATGAACAACAAAATTAAAACACCTTTAAGAGAACTTATTACAGAATTAGAATCAGAGCTATATCATGAAGGTACAAGACAAGGCCTAAAATATGCAATTTCAATTGCAAAAAGAATGCTAAAAAGAGAAAAAGAAATAATGTGCTGGTTTGCTGATGAATGGCACGAAATGAAACTAAAGAAAAATTTTTAAAAAAAACAAGAAATCTTGGTACGAATCCCAAAAAATAGTATTATATTTATACTATATTAATCAATACATGAAACATGGAAGAAATAGTTTACATTGAAGGAGTAGGATACTGCCGAGAAATAACAGTAAATCGATATAATGAAAGTGGGGTTAATGAACCTTATAACATTTATGAACCAGTTGAAAATTGTTAATAACTTTTTGAAAAAAACAAGATTTTATGGTTCAAAACCCAACAAATTGTATTATATTTATATATTAATTAATTAACCAAAACGGAAAACTATATGAACACTACTTTGTACAAAGACATTCAGAAAAACATTAACTCAACAGATCCAGTACTATCCAATATGAGATTGGTTGTACACCTTGCTAAAAAATATCAAGGAATGGGATTATCGTTAGAAGACTTAATTCACGAAGGTACTATCGGCCTTTGTAAAGCTCGTGATAAATGGAAAAAAGACGGAGGATCTAAATTCTCTTCATATGCAGCAGCATGGATTAAAGCTACAATCCGACAAGCTCTAAACAATAAGAGCCGAACAATTCGTGTACCTGCTCATAAAACTCATATTCCTGATATAGGTCCTAAAGTATCTGAATTGGATCCAACATATCAAGGTACATATGAATCTCATATTGAATCTCGTCATGATTCAGATCACCTTAAGTACAAGATTGAAATGTTAATGGGTAAACTAAAACCTAAACAACAAGAAATTATCAAAATGAAATTTGGTATTGATTGTCATGAAATGAAAACTTCTGAAATCGCAAAAGAACTCGGAATCACTGTTCAATCTGTCAATGGAACTATTCGTAATTCTCTAAAGATTATGAAAGGGTAATATGATGATAGAAAAAATAAAATTATACGCAAAAACATTAAGACCTCTTTTAGAATGGATTAAAGAAAATCCTGATGATAAAGATGTTAAGTATACTGTAACAAGACTTTTAAGGTTTTATAGTAATACACCTAAAGAATTAGGAATCCCTTATATGTATTCCCGAGCCGCTTTACAAAAGGCGCAAAGATTAGAAATTCCTGATGCTGAAGAAAAACTAAAATGGGTTACATGGAGACAGCAAACAAATAAGACAGGTTTAAAAGATTCAGGTCGGATAGACGGAGTTTTTCATTTAGAACATATTGTACCTATATCTCAAATAGCAAAAAAGCTTTATGATTTAGAGGATACTTCTATAAGAACAATTTACGCTATACTTGTAAACAATTTTAAAATAGCTTGGATACTTAAAACAGAACAAAAAGTATTAGATGGAGTTAACCGAAGTGGAGAAAGAACTCCTAAAGAATTAACTAATCTTAACATTTTTATTAAAGGATATAATTATTAAACTATGCCAGAATTAGCAGAACTTAGATTAACAGCAGCTTATATAAATGAGTGTAGTGGGAGTGGGGCTCCGACTATAAGATATACTAACATTAAGAAAAATCCAGTACATAAAGGAAAGGATATTGAACTTCCTTTTGAAGGTGACTTCGGAATCACAGCCGAGAGTAGAGGAAAGGAACTTATCTTATGGTTATCTCAACAAGAAGAAAGGGTACCTCTTAAAATGACTATGGGAATGAGTGGTCATTTTAAATTAACAAATACTGGACAAGAACCAAAACATGCTCATCTAAAATTTTATAGACATGATGGTACTACTTTATCCTTTGTTGATGTAAGGCGATTTGGTAAATGGAAATTAGGAGAAACTTGGGGTACTAATCGTGGCCCAGATCCTACAATGGAACCAGATGAATTTAAATATAACATTCTTAAAAACTTAGACCATAAGGTTTTTGATCAACCTATTCATTTAATTCTTATGAATCAAAAATACTTTAATGGTATTGGTAATTACTTAAGAGCTGAAATACTTTATAGACTTCCTAATGTTGATCCTTTTTTACCAGCTAGAGAAGTTATAGATAACTGCCCTCGTTTATTGGAGCTATGTACTGAAATACCTAGAAAGGCATATTCATTAGGTGGAGGTCAATTAAAGGACTGGGAGAATCCTTGGAAATCAGATAAAGAAAAGTTTGAGAAATTCATTAAGTGCTATAACAATAAGAACATGGCATATATAAAGGATAAGAACGGTAGAAGGTTTTGGTTTGATCCTAAGTGGAGTATTGGTATGCTAGAAGAAGTACTAAAACAACAAAAAGAAAAATAAAACAATCTTACATTTAAGCTATATAAAAATAAATCAAAATTTGTATGGCAAACACTGATAACAAATGTAAAGATCTCGATGTTAGAGATTATTGGAAAGAGAAAGAATATGATGTTAAAGTCAATTCATTAGAAGAACTTTATTCTCTACAAGCTAAGACTCAAAATATGTACTTTGAAAGGCAAGGTAGAAAACCTTTCTCAGAGTTCACTATAGGTGATGTTATAGATTTTTTAATGGTTACTAATCATGCAATCATTGATGAACTACATGAAATGGTAGATGCTGTTGGAGGAATCGAAGACGGTGAAGGTAATGCTGCATGGAAACCTTGGAAATCTAAAAACCCTGAAATCAGAAAACAAAAACTTTCTGATTTAACTCCAGGTGATTTAAAAGAATTGAAAATGGAATGGATAGATGTAATGCATTTTGTTTTTAATGCAGGTTTAGCAATCGGTGTAACACCACAAGAATTTTACAATTACTATCTTTCAAAGAATGAAGAGAATTGGAACAGACAAGAAAACAATTATTAATCAGTACCTATAAAAAATAAAATATGCTATTAGACATAACTCAAGAAGATCGCCAATTATGGGTTTCTTATTTTAATCTTGACGGAAAAACCAGATTTAAAACTTATGATCTTCAACCAGAGGATATGTTCAACTGGGAGGTATGTGATGCAGGTGATCCTAAGGCAGATCCTAAAATGAAAAACTGGGATGGCCGCTCTGTAAAGAAAGCAAGATCAAGATTTTTAAATAAGTATAGAATTATTGAATATATGGATCAACTATCTTTTTCAGATAGAGAACTTATATTCGGTTATCATTTTCCAAAAACATATTTTATTGATATTGAAGTTGAGGTAACTGATTCATTTCCTGAACCAAGTAAAGCTCCTAATCCTGTAACTGCAATATGTATAGTTACTCCAGAGAAACAGTGTATAATTTTAGCTACTAAAAATTTAGATAAACAAACACAATCCAAAATACAAAAACAAATAGATGATCATTTTAAAGAAATAGGTGAAGAGTTTTCATTTATCTTTAAATGCTTTGACAATGAGTATGATATGTTATATACTTTTATGGATTCTTTTGTTAAAAAGTTTTCTATGATGACAGGTTGGAACTATGTTCAATTTGACTGGCAATATATTGTAAACCGTTGTAAGAAATTAGGAATTGATCCTTCTATAGCTTCTCCTATCGGAAGAACGTTTGGTAAACATGAATTTCCTTGTCATGTAGGTGTAATGGATTATTTAGATATTTATGCAAAGTGGGATAGGACTGTTGATATTAAAGAAGATTTTAAATTAGATACAGTAGGTGAAGCGGTTGTAGGTATTCGTAAAGTTAAATATGAAGGTACTATCCAAGATATGTATGAAAAAGATTATCCTAAATACATTTTTTATAATGCTATTGATACTGCTTTAGTTTATTTAATACATGAGAAAATTAAAACAATGGAAATTGCTTTAACTATTGCTCATATGACTCAAATTAGTATTTTCAAAGCAGCATCACCTGTAGCAATTACTGAAGCATTATTAGCTAGAGAATTTTTAACTAGAAATTTAGTAATGGCAAAAGATCCAAAGGCACCACCTACAAAAAGACAACAATTTGAAGGAGCTTTTGTAAAAGAACCTATTACCGGTATGCATAATGCAGTAGCTGCATTTGATTTTGCTTCTCTATATCCTTCTATAATGAGACAATTAAATGTATCACCAGAAAGTTTTATTAGAAAAGTAAAACCAGAAATTAGAGAAAGAGAGGTCGGAGATGATAGAATCGTATCGGTTACAGGTGCTGTATATAGTACAGAAAGATCAATTCTTAAAGATGTATTAAGTAGATTATATGATCAAAGAAGAGAGTATAAAAAAGAATCATTTAGGCTTCAACAAAAAGCATATGATTTGGAGCAGGAATTAAAAAAATCAGAATAGAGTATTAATCTGAAAAGGAAGTAGAATAAATAAAAAACAATCAATTAATTAAAACCATGCAATGCCTAATGTATTGCATGTTTTGTCAAAAATAAAAATTAAATCATGAGCAAACTTTTCACAGAGCGTATAGAATATAAACCTTTTGAATATCCTGAGTATTATTTAGATGGATGGTTACCACAAGCACAAGCATTTTGGTTACATACTGAAATCTCAATGCAAGGTGATGTTAAAGATTGGAATGAAAATCTTAAACCGCATGAAAAGAATTTGGTAGGAAATATTCTTTTAGGATTTGCTCAAACTGAATGTGCAGTATCTGATTATTGGACTGGGATGGTTACTAAATGGTTTCCTAAACATGAAATCAGACAAATGGCAATGATGTTTGGATCACAAGAAACAATTCATGCTGTTGCATATTCTTACCTTAATGAAACTCTAGGTCTTGAAGATTTTGCTGCATTCTTACATGAGCCTTCAATGGCAGACAAGTTTGACTTCTTAATGTCTACTAATGCTGATTATACTGATAAAGATTTATTAGCTAATGTTGGAGATTCACGAAAAGAAGTTGCTCGAAGTCTTGCAATATTCTCTGCATTTGCTGAAGGTGTTTCTCTTTACAGTTCTTTCGCAGTTTTATATAGTTTTCAAATGAGAAATCTTTTAAAAGGAATTGGTCAACAAATGAAATGGTCTGTAAGAGATGAATCTCTCCATAGCAAAATGGGATGTAGATTATTTAATCATATGTGTGATGAGGATAAAGAGTTAAGAGATTCAGTTAAAGATTCAATCTATGAAGCTGCTAAGCTTATTGTAGATATGGAACATAATTATATTGATAAGATTTTTGAAATGGGTGATATTGAAAACTTAAAAGCATATGACTTAAAGAATTTTATTTATAGAAGAACAAACGAAAAATTAGAAGAATTAGGATTAGATCCAATATTTGAATATGATGAAAAATCTGCTGATGCTTTAGATTGGTTTTATCATTTAACAGGTGGACATACTCATACTGACTTTTTTGCAATTAGGCCAACTGATTATGCAAAGGCAGGTGAAGGAGATAACTGGGATGATATTTGGTAATAATTAAAAAATAAAAAAATGACAGCAGATCAAATAGAAAAAGAATTAGGTTGGGAACGAGGTGTTGATTATCCAGAATGGGGTCATACTGATGTTTATTTAAATACAATATCAAGAGGGTATTGTTTACCTGGAGAAACTCCAAAGGATGCATATTGGAGAGTAGCCACTACAGTTGCAAATAGGTTGAAAAAACCTGAAATGGCAGATAAGTTTATGAAGTATGTATGGAAGGGATGGCTTAATCTAGCCTCACCTGTATTAAGCAATACTGGAACCGAAAGAGGTTTACCTATTAGTTGTTTTGGTATTGATGTAGCAGACTCTATAAATGATATAGGCCAAAAGAATCTGGAATTGATGCTTTTAGCTAAACATGGTGGTGGTGTAGGTGTATGCCATAATCAAATTAGACCAGCCGGAGCCACTATAACGGATAATGGTACAAGTGATGGTGTAGTACCTTTTATTAAAATTAATGATTCTACTATTCTTGCTACTAATCAAGGCGCAGTAAGGAGAGGAGCTGCAAGTACAAACTTAAGTATTGAGCATGATGATTTTTGGGAATGGTTAGAAATCAGAGAACCTAAAGGTGATATTAATAGACAATGTTTAAATACTAACCAATGTGTTATTGTAGGTGATAAGTTTATGAGAAGTGTTATGGAAGGTGATGTTGAGGCAAGAAAAAGATATGCAGCAGTTCAAAGAAAAAGAAGACAGACTGGCCAACCTTATATAATGTATAGAGGAAATGTTAATAAACAAAACCCTGAAGCATATAAAAGAAATGGTCTAAAAGTTTTTATGACAAATATATGTTCAGAAATAGTTTTACATACCGATGAAAACCATTCTTTTGTTTGTTGTTTAAGTTCTCTTAATCTTTCAAAATATGATGAATGGAAAAATACAAATTTAATCTATGATTCTATATGGTTCCTAGATGGAGTATTAGAAGAATTCTTACAAAAAGCAAAATACAGAAAAGGTTTTGAAAACTCTGTAAGATCTGCTGAAAAAGGTAGAGCATTAGGTTTAGGTGTATTAGGATGGCATACTTATTTACAACAAAGAGGTATTGCATTTGAAGGGTTAGAAGCTCAATATGAAACTCGTAATATATTTTCTCAAATTAAAATAGAAAGTGAAAGAGCAAGCCGAGATCTTGCTGAAGAATACGGAGAACCTCTGTGGTGTAGAGATACAGGTTTTAGAAATACTCACCTGAGGGCAGTAGCTCCAACAGTTTCTAATTCTAAATTAGCTGGAGGTATATCAGCCGGTATAGAACCAGTACCTGCAAATATTTGGACCGATCAATCTGCTAAAGGGACATTCATTAGAAAGAATCAACAATTAGAAGGTTATTTAGAAAAAATGGGCCACAATAATAAAAAGGTTTGGGATAAAATTATGGCAGATGGTGGATCTGTACAAGGTCTTAAATTTTTAGATGATTGGTGTTTCTTAAAAGGTATACTTGTTAAATGTAAAAGTTTAAAAGAACATGAAGAAGGAGTTCCTTTTAAAGATGTGTTTAAAACATTTAAAGAAATTAATCAATTAGATTTAGTTAGACAAGCAGGAGTTAGACAACAATATGTTGACCAAGCAGTATCTTTAAATTTAGCATTTCCTAAAGAAGCTTCTCCAAAATGGATTAATCAAGTTCACTTGGAGGCATGGAAGCAAGGAATTAAAACTCTTTATTATATGAGAACTGAATCTGTATTAAGAGGTGATATTGCAAAAGCTGCAATGGAGGAATGTTTAAGCTGTGATGGATAATGGGAAAATACACTTACATATTAGGTCCTTGTAGTATTGAAAGCGAGGAGAATTTTTTAGAAGTAGCTAAAGCCTTAGATGCATGGATGGGAACCAAGCAATGGTATTTAAAAGGATCTTTTGATAAAGCTAATAGAACTTCTATACATTCTGATAGAGGCCCAGGGCTGGAAGAAGGAATGGAAATTATGAGAACTGTTAAACATTACTATCCTGATATTAAAATCATAACAGATATTCATGAACCTAATCAAGCATTACCACTTTCTGAAGTCGTAGATGTTATTCAGATACCAGCATTCTTATGTAGACAAACTGATCTTTTAGTTGAATGTGCTAAAAACTTTAATGTTATTAATATAAAGAAAGGGCAATGGTTATCAGCTGAGGCAATGGAACATGCAGTTACTAAGATAAAAGAAGTAGATCCTAATTGTGAAGTATGGGTAACTGAAAGAGGATCTAATTTTGGTTATGACAGACTTATTGTAGATTTTAGAGGAGTTGATGTAATGAAAAAATTTGCAGATAAAGTTATTTTAGATTGTACACATTCTACACAAATGGCTGGAGATGGTATAACTGGAGGTAGTCGCAAATTAGCAAAGCAATATGCTAAAGCTGCTAAGATTTTTGAATATGATGGTGTATTTATTGAAACCCACCCAGACCCGGATAATGCCATTTCTGATTCTGGTAGCCAAGTAGAATTAGATTGGTTAGTGGCTCAAATAAATAATATATGAAAACTAAAATTTCAGCAGGATTAGCAATCATATATGACAATAAAGTTTTATTGGCTCATACAACTAATAGAGGATGGTATGGTTCTTATGGAATTCCTAAAGGTGGTATTGAAAAAGGTGAATCTAAATTAGATGCTGCTATCAGAGAGACTAAAGAAGAAGTAGGTATAAAAGTACCAAAAAATCTTATTGATAAAACTGAACATACATTTACACTAACTACAAGAAAATATAAATATACAAAGATCGTATACTATTTTATAGTTAATGTAGATGACCTTTCACAAATAGGATTAAAAGACTTAAGAATTCCTAAAAAACAATTACAAGTAGAAGAAGTGGATTGGGCTGGTTTTATTGATTATAAAGAAGCAATGAAAAGAGTTATGAAATCTCAACAAGTAGTAATTAATAATTTAGTTGGAAAAGGTTTATTAGAAAATAAAGAAAACATTTTAAAGTTTAAGGATTTTGGACTATAACAAATTACTTGGTAGAGATCCTATATCCACAGATCTTACTACAATCCAAGATTACATAGAAGGAAAAAGAATACTTGTAACTGGCGGCGCAGGTTCTATTGGTAGTGAAATAGTAAGGCAGCTTGTAAAATTTGGTGCATCTACTGTAACTGTATTTGATAATGCTGAAGCTTCTATGTTTCATTTAGAACAGGAAATAAGTAGAACCTATCCTAAAGCTCATATTAAATATGTAATAGGTGATGTAAGAGATAAGTATAGGTTAGAGGAGGTATTTGATTCATTTAAACCTAATGTAGTGTTTCATGCAGCTGCATATAAACATGTACCAATGATGGAATCTAATCCTATAGAAGCAATAAAAACAAATGTATTAGGAACTATGAATGTTTCTAATATTGCATATATGAATGAAGTAGAAAAATTTATAATGGTTTCTACTGATAAGGCAGTTAACCCAACAAATATAATGGGAGCTACTAAAAGAATAGCAGAACTCTATACTCAATTTTTAGAAACAAAATCTGCTACAAAATTTATAGTTACAAGATTTGGTAATGTTTTAGGATCCGAAGGTTCGGTCATTCCTACATTTATAAAACAAATTGAAAGAGGCGGTCCAGTAAGTGTTACACATAAAGAAGTTATTAGATATTTTATGACAATACCAGAGGCATGCCAATTAGTTTTGCAAGCCGGCGTTTTAGGAAATGGTGGTGAAGTCTTTTTGTTTGATATGGGTGAGCCTGTAAGTATAAATGATTTAGCAAAAAATCTTATAAAACATTTTAAGAGTAAAGCTAGAATTGAATACATAGGATTAAGGCCAGGTGAAAAATTATATGAAGAGTTATTATGTGATGGTGAAAATATGGTACCTACAGAAGATCATAACATAATGAAACTTAATCATATTAATTATGATTTTAAAACTCTTATTCCTAAAATAGAAAAGTTATCGAAGATAAGGTCTAATGACTTTTATAAAATACTTCTACTAATGAAAAGTATTGTACCAGAATTTAAAAGAGAAAACAATGATTAATATTTATGGAAAAGGTGGCCATGCAAAAGTAGTTAAATCTGCATTGGCAAATACTCACCCAGAAAAAATAAAGTTTTGGGATGATGAAAGTTATAACAATAACATAAAAGGTAATTGGACTATTGCTATTGGTAGTAATGAAGCTAGAAAAAGAATATCTAAAATTATAGGTAAGGATCGTTTTGCAATAATTATACATGAGTCAGCTATAATTAATGGTAATAGTACTATAGGTGAAGGGTCACAAATATTACATGGTTCAATAATTCAAGCAGATACAAAAATTGGTAAGCATTGTATTGTAAATACAGCAGCCTCCATAGATCATGATTGTATATTAGGAGATTTTAGTTTTGTTGGGCCAAATGCAACATTATGCGGCGGTGTAGAAATTGGTGAAGGAACATTTATTGGAGCTGGAGCTGTAATAATACCTCATATTAAAATTGGTAAAAATTGTATGATTGGAGCTGGTGCAGTCGTAACTAAAAATATACCTGATAATGTTACTGCATACGGTAATCCTGCTAAAATAATATTATGAAAAAGATTTACTTATCACCGCCTCATATGTCAGGCAAAGAATTGGAATATATTAAAGATGTATTTAAGGATAATTGGATAGCCCCTATTGGTCCTCATCTTAATTTATTTGAAGAAAGAGTTAAAGAATATACTGGTGCAAAGCATGCTGTTGCTGTAACCTCATGTACAGCTGGTATACATTTAGCATTAAAAGCATTAAAAGTAAAAAAGGATGATTATGTTTTATGTTCTTCATTAACTTTTGCAGCTACAGTTAATCCTATAATTTATTGTGGTGCTGAACCTATTTTTATTGATTCTGAAGAAGGGTCATGGAATATGGATCCTATTTTATTAGAAAAAGCAATTCTCAATTCTACTGCATTAGGTAAAAAACCAAAAGCTATTATACCTGTTCATATTTTCGGGGTACCTTGTAATATGGATGCAATTAAAAAATTATCAGATGAATATGACATACCTATTATTGAAGATGCCGCTGAAAGTTTGGGATCTACTTTTAATGATAAGCACACAGGAACCTTTGGCCCTATTGGTGTTTATTCTTTTAATGGAAATAAGTTACTATCTACTTCCGGTGGTGGGGTAATTGTAACAAATGATAATAAGAAAGCTGAATATATGAGATTTTTATCTACTCAGGCTAAAGATAAAAGACCTTATTATCATCACACAGAAATTGGATATAATTATAGAATGAGTAATGTTCTTGCAGCAATCGGTGTAGCTCAAATGGAAGTTATAGAAGATAGAATAAAAAGAACTAGAGAAATAAATGAAATTTACAGAAAAGAAGTAGGCCATCTTTTTTATTCATTTCAAGAAGAAAGAGAAACCGATAGGTCTAATATGTGGTTAACTTGTGCATTAATGAAAGGTGAAGATAAACCAGAGGATTTAATTGCTCATTTGGAAAAAGATAATATTGAAGCTAGGAGAATATGGAAGCCAATGCACGAACAGCCAGTTATGCAAGGTTATAAAAAATATATAAATGGAAACAGTTCTTTATTATTCTTACAAGGTATTTGTTTACCATCAGGTTCAGATCTTACAAATAAAGATATGAAAAGAATAATAAAGTCTATAAAAACATTTTTTAATAAATGATAACCTTTGAAGAATATAATTTATTAGAGTCTTATATAGGAGAAGAAAAGTTTGAGATTCTCTTAGAAAAGAATTTAGGCCCTAAGATAGACAACAATATTAAATTTGGTATTGTAATGGCTACGCATGATATGAATGCAGGTGCTGCTAATAAGTCAAGAGCAAAACATATGACTACTCCAGGTGTTTTAGCCGATGCTTTAAATTCTGTAAAGAATCAAAAATATAAAAATTGGAAAATATATTTAGTAGCAGATAAATACGAAGGTGATGAAAATGAGATTAAAGATGTAATGAAGGATATTATACCTGATTCTCAAATTCAATATAAGAATAGATCCACACCAGGCGAAAGAAATAATAAAAAGTGGACTACCAAACAAATTAGATTTACTGCAGGATGTGGTGCTTTAAATGATGCTCTTGATATGGCGGATAAAGATGGTTGTGATTATATCATTAGATTAGATCATGACGATAAATGGTCTCCTAATCATTTAGAGACGATAGCAAAAGCATATTCACAATATCCTGAACTAGGTTTTGTTTTTACAAGAAGTAAAAAGAAAGTAACGGCTCATAATACTGCTAAGAAAGTATTTATGCAACCGCAAAAAGATTATGAAATGAAACCTAACAATAAAGGTTATGGTGCTAATGATACTTCTCATTCAGCTGTATCTTGGAGACCTAGTATAACAGGTAAACTGAGATATAGAAATCCAGACCAACAAAGAAACACAGCTCCTAAACTAAAAGGTGCGCCATCAGGCTCCGGCGGAATTTTACCTGCAGATTGGGATATGTTTAAAAGAGTTATGCAAAACGTGCGTGACAAAAAGAAGAATTATATGTACATTCCTAAAGTAACGAGCTTTTATAGAAATCGTGAAGGCAAGTTCTAGTGATGAATATATAGATTAAATAACTAAAAATAATTATTATGGAAAAATTTGAAGAAATTAAATCGTTAATCGAAGCATGTGCTGAAGACGTAGATAAGTTTTATGTAAAAGGAAATAAAGCTGCTGCTGTTAGAATTCGTAAATCTATGCAAGAAATTAAGAACCTTGCACAAGAATTAAGAATACATGTACAAGAGACTAAGAATAGTCTGTAGATATAAATTATACTTTATGCGAAAAGACTGCCGATAGGCGGTCTTTTTTTGTCTTAAAAATAACTCTAGCACTCTTAAAACATTTGTCAATTTGTCCATATAATAATAAATTAGGATTTTTATGGAGAAATGTTTGATAATAGACTTTGATGATACTCTAGTTAAAACTATTGAGATACATGCTGATTCATGGAGAAAGGCATTGGAAAAAGTATTAAAAATAGAAATACCATTAGAAACTATCTTAGCTGATATTAATTATGGAATGGATGTTCTGTTAGAAAAATATCAATTAACTGATAGAGAATCTAAGTTAGCTCAAAAATATAAGAAACAAATCTTTTCTAAAAATTTACATAAAACAAAAATAAACGAACTTCTATTGTATGTATGTAAAAGTAAAATGTTTAAGAACCTTGTAATAGCATCAAATTCATCTAGAGAAAATGTAGATAGAATTATGAACTATCATCAGATTGATCCTAATTTATTTGATCACATATATACAAGAGATGATGTACCAAATAAAAAACCTCATCCTGATATGGGTCATTTGGTATTTAATAAGTACCCACAATATAAAGAAGAAGATTTTTTAATGGTCGGAGATTCAGATGTAGATTCAACCTTCGCACGTAAACTAGGAATTAAATGCATAATAGTAAAATTTTAATAGGCAATAGTGGAGATAAAGTTTTTCTCCAAGGTAATAAAGTAATTAAAGAGGCTGGGCATTATCCAGAAAAATTCAAACAGCAAATGGACTTTCTTATGTGCTGTGATCATCCTAATTTTATTGATGTCAAGCCTCTATCGGAAACGAGTTATGAAATGGAAAGGTTTCCAACATGGTATGATAAAATTTTAACTCAACCTATTACTCAGTCAGTAAATCAATTAGAACATCTTATTTCAATTATAGGTAAGTTTGATAATATAGGATCTGATGTAAAGACTCAAGATTATTTTGATAAACTTCAATTAAGAACAGGTTATACTTATGAAGGCAAATTTGATGCTGTATCTTGTTGGGGTTTTGTACATGGAGATTTAACTGTAAGTAACATTCTACATGATAATGATTTTCTTTTTATAGATCCAAGAGGTACTGAAGAGCAGGACTATTATGATTATGGAAAACTTATGCAATCATTTGTTATGGAATATGAGTCCCATATATACAATAATCCAAATAAAAAATACAGTAAGTTTTGTAAAGAAGCTGAAAAGGTAATGTATGAATGGTGTGATGAATATCAACTTAAGTTCTTTTTAGCTGTACATTTATTAGGAGCAGTTCCTTTCTTTGAATTAAATGAAAGATATGAATTAGCAGGATCTTTCCTTAAAAAAGGACATGAGTTATTTGATGAATTAGAAATAAAGTATACTAAATGAAAAGAGTAAGTAAAGCAATTATATTAGCGGCCGGCCGTTCTACTAGGTATGGTAAAAATAAATTAGTAGATCCTATACTAGGAAAATCCACAGTTGAATATTGTGTTGAATTTTGTATGGAGAATGGAATAGAAGATTGTTATATTACAATCAGTAAAGCAGATTTCTTTTTTAAAGATAATGTAAAACTTTCTCATCCTATTATTGAAAAGTTAAGTAAGTATAAAAAAGATATTAATATATTTTATGAATTTCAAAAGGATGATGAATATGGTCCAGGTGCAGCTATAAAGGTATGGGCAGATAAATTTAATGAAGCATTCTTATGTTTATTTGGAGATAATTATTATCAAGGAAATATAGGATTAGAATATCATGATCCTAGTAGTACAGTTGTAACATATAAAGATTATGATACAAGAGCAAGAAATTTACAACTTGCATCTATATTAGAAAATGTTGTTATTGAAAAACCACATGGAATTGTTTCAGGTAGATACTTCTGTGGTTATATGATATTCTCTAAAGATGCATTTGATAATCTCGATAGTATTAAAATGTCAAATAGAAATGAATATGAAATTACTCATTTGATTAATTCAATGAATAATTTAAAGTTCGAAGAACTGAACATATGTTGGTATGATTTAACATATGAAAATGATAAAGAAGTAATAGAAGATTTAATTCAAAATTGTTAAAATGGAAAATGTAAAAAAAGTAGGTTTCTTTAAACTTGGTAAAGCGATTAAGTTTAATGAAAACAGTTGGGGAGCAATAGGTGGAGATTGTGAACCTAAGCAATTAATTAATTCAATTGCAAAAAGAAACCCTAATATTGAATATTGGTTATTAAGTCCAAATGATTTAGGTAGAGTTAGAGCAAAAGAAAAACCAGCTGTTCAATCTTTATTTGGCCCTCCTGTTGAAACGGAATCTGCTGCACCATCAAATGTAAAAGAATTCCACTCTACGATGGCCGATAGGAAATCATCTGATGAAGCGGCTCAAATTATAAAAGATTTAGATTTAGATTTTATCTTTTTCTATACCGGGCCATCAAGTACAGTTAATATACCAGATTATATTAATAAAGTAGATGGAACTGGGAGAGTTAAATCTTTAGACTTTTTTAAGTATTATGCTGCTCCAATAATTAAAGCAATGAATGAATTGGAAAAGAAAGTTCCTATTGTAGGTTTACTTGTTGATAACCGATACATTTTAGCATGTAAAGATTGGAATGATAATAATAGGCCAACATATTACTTAGCACAAAATACATTTACAAAAACAGAAGAGTTCTTTTGTAATCCGCCATTAAGAGATATTGATACAATTGAATCTACTTATGAATATTCAGGAATTGAAACTGTATTCCTTTTAGATAAAAAGAGATATGACACTGATGAATTATTTGAAATGAAAAAGACTAATTCATTTATGATGTTACAAAATCAAGGAAAGGGTTCAGGTGGAATGGACCGCTGGGATCCTGTAAGAGATTATATTGTAAAGAATGATATTGAAACTGATATTTATGGTAAGTGGGATGATGACTTAAAGAAAGAATATCCTAAATGGTTTAAAGGTGAAAAGAGAATTGAAACAATGACTGATGAACTGCTTGCAACTAAATATACATTCTGTGTACCTATTAAAGAAGGAATGGTAACCTCTAAGTATGCGGAAATGCTACATTATGGTATTATACCATTCTTGCATCCATCTTATGATACTGACTTTAATGTCTTCCCTGATGGTCATTTCATTAGATGTAAATCTCCAGAAGATTTGAAAAAGAAGGTACAATTTTTAAATGATAATCCTGAACATTATAAAAAACTTTTCTATAATTTACAAGAAAAGTATTTAAAAGATTCTTATTATACTGGAGAACATGTAGATAATAAGATCTGGGAAGCTTATGAAAGAGTAACTAATAAAACTGAAATCAATGTATAATAAAGACACTAGAATTTTAATAACCGGTGGTGCCGGGTTTGTAGGTACCAATTTTATCAATGATCTTTTAAACAGAGGTCATAATCCTAAATGTATTGCTGTTATTGATAATATGGAACATGGAACTTATATTCCTAAAGTACATGATCAAATTGAAAACTTCCATAAAGTTGATATTAGAAATCAATATGTAGAAAATATTATAGAAGAATTTAAACCTGATTATGTATATCATTTTGCTGGCTTAGTTTCCATATATGATTGTAATGAAGATCCATATGAAGCAGTAGATAATAATATTTTAGGAAGTATTAATGTAATGAATGGATGTTTAAAGGCTGATGTAAAAAGAATCATCTTTAGTGAAACTTCCGCTGTATATGAAAACTGTGAAATGCCAGATGCAGGCTTTAATGAAACTCAATCAGATCCTACCACAATTTATTCTACTACTAAAGCGTGCCTTGCCTTATTAGCAGAATCATATCATAGAACAAAAGGTTTAAACTACACTGCGTTAAGATACTTTAATGTTGCAGGACCTTTACAAGATTATAATAGAACTATTCCTCCAGTATTTGCAGGATTTATTTTAAGAATTAAAGGTGGGCATAATCCTATCGTATTTGGTGATTATATGAAAGCAAGAGATTATATTGATGTATCAGATGTTAATGCCTTTCACATTCTTTGTATGGAAAATGAAGATACTGCAAACCAAACATTTAATTTAGGAACAGGTGAAATGACTAACCTAATGGATCTTAAAAATATGATTGGTGATATTATGGGTGTTGGTGAAGTACCATTTGATCATTATGATCCTATTGCAGGTGAAGCTTTAAATATCCGTGGTGATATCTCTAAGGCTAAATCAATGGGATGGGAACCTAAAAAGGATATTAAAGATACTATAAAAGAAACTATTGTTTATCTTGAAGAAGAGATTAAAGAAGGTACAATTGATCCTTTAACTTTTATGGAAGATTTAGAGATCGAGAAGGTAAAAATTTAAAATGGCGAAATTAGGAAAGTATATAATAAGCGGAGAATACATTGAAGATAATCCAATGTATGAATTTGAATCTGATTATTGGGGTAATTGTTGTAATTCTATGGATGAAGAAGTGAAACAATTCTTTTATGCAAAGTTAATGGAAATTCCTAAATATTCTCCATATTCTTTTTCAGTAAAAGGAAAGAAAATATTAGATATTGGCGGCGGCCCCGTTTCATTATTACTCAAATGCCATGATCATGGAGGTTCTACTGTTGTAGATCCTATAAAATATCCACAATGGACTCTAGATCGTTATGAAGCTAACAATATCAAATATAAACAAAAACCAGGTGAAAAGATAAATGAAACTGGTTATGATGAAGTTTGGATTTATAATTGTCTACAGCATGTTATTGATCCTAAAAAAATAATTAATAATGCCAAAAAAGCAGCACCAGTAATTAGAATATTTGAATGGATTGATATACCAGCTCATGAAGGACATCCTCACGAACTTAAAGAAGAAAAACTTAATAAGTGGTTAGGAGGTAAAGGTAATGTAGGTACTATTCATTATGAAGAATATTCTTCTGTATTTGAAGGTGATTTACCAGTAATAAAGAATAAGATTGGAAATGGAGGAGCGTGCTATTATGGAGTTTTTAAAACTAACAAAAATAAAATATGAAAAAAGAATTAAAATGGGGTACTATTATTCCTCTTATTGGAGGTAGTGCCATTGGGTGTAAAAACTCAGCAGGTAACGAACCGGCATTTCATCTAAGCTATGATGCCTTTTCGGCAAATGAAAGCCATATTGAAAAATATTGGCCAGAAGTTCCAATGTATAGATTGGACCATGAAGATTTAGAAATTCCTAATCAAACATTTAATGAAGTTGATTATGTAAATTCAGTATGTCCTTGTGCAGGTTTATCTCAACTTAATTCTGCTAGAGGGACAGAAGCATCTCGAGGTTCAAGTGCTACACAAAATGATTGGATGTATAACTCATCTGAATATATTTTAGAAAATGTAAAACCTAAAGTCCTTTGGGGAGAAAATGCACCAGGTCTATTTACAAAAATGGGAGAAGGTGTAGTTGAAAGATTAAAAGAAATAGGTCGTAAGTATGGATATAGTTTTTCTTTATTTAAAACAAATACTGAATTACATGGAATTCCACAAAGAAGAATGAGAACATTTTATTTCTTTTGGAATACTCCAACAGTTCCTTTTTTAAGTTGGAAATTTAGGGAAAAGAAAAACCTTATTGATTATCTTAATGAAATTCCAAAAGATGCTAACCACCAAGATATGTTTATGGTTAGTGGTAAAGTTACAGAACATTACAGGCCTTATGAATTTGTCTTAGAGAAAGAAGGATTAACTCATAAAGAGTTTGCTGCTAAATTTAAGAAAGGTACAATAGCACAATATCTAGAAAAACATGAACTCATTGATGAATGTATTACTTGGTTAGATAAACATTATCCTAATGAAGGCTTTTCTAATAAAAAATCTACAAAGACATTTATTGATATGTTAGAACATATACAATATAAAACAAGCCAAGGGTTAGGATATTGGGATGCTTCACCACACTTCTTTAATGAAAGCTTCTCGGCTCTTATTGGTAGAAATATGTTTAATGGTGTTCATCCTATAGAGGACAGGTATTTAAACATTAGAGAGATGTTACATTTAATGGGATTGCCTTTAGATTTTGGTATAGAACATTCAGGCCAAGTAAATCATATTGCTCAAAATGTTCCTGTTAGAACTGCACAAGATGTAGCCGATGAGGTTAAGAAATTTTGTAGAGGTGAAGCTAAAATGACCAACTACACTTTTATGAGACAAGACAATACAAATCAAAAAATCTTAACGGCCGAAGAACTAGGAGCTAAGCCTAAAAAGAAGTATAAAGTTAGTAGTACTTTTTAAAACTATTTTAAATTAATGCATATAAAAATAAACAAAAACAAAAATTAATGGAAGCAACAATTAAAAAGATTGACGGTTACGAATTAAGTACATTCGTCAAGAAACTTTTACCGATTGATAAATTTATCTTTATGAAGATTGGTAAAGAAGGAACCGTTTCATCTGTGTATTTTCCTGAGAGGGATGCAGTGAAACTAGTATCAACACCAACCTCTGATATTTTTGAGACGGAAATAACTGACCCAGTAAAAGTTAGTTTTTATAATGGTAGTAAAGTTATAGATGCACTATCTCATTTTAACGGTGATGTACAAGGTAAGATTAAATATTCTGAAATTGACGGAGAACTAATGGCAAGTGATTTTACTTTAGCTAATGATGATCTTCAGATTAATTTAGCTTGTGCAGATCCATCTTTATCTTTTATGGAAATGAGTAAAGAAGAAACAGATCGTGCATTTGGAACTGAAGGTAGTATTTTTGAATTTGATCTTCTTACTACTCATGTAGATAAAATGAAATCTTTATTTAATTTAGAAAGAGAAGAAGATACATTTACATTAGCAGTAAATGATAAAGGTGTTGCAGTTCAAGGTGATTCTTATGATGCTACTTTAGCTCATACGTATGAAGGAGAAGGAGCTGTAGGTCAAAAGGTTGTTATTTACAAAAAATATATTAATCTTTTAGACAAAGAAAATTATAAAGTAATTGTTTGCAGTAATAAGGTAGTGTTCCGCTCCTTAGATACCAATACACATTTAACTGTAGCTGTAGCAATAACTGATGAAGATTAATTCCTAGCTTCATCTGAATAAAGGTAGTGAATAGGTCCGACTAGTGATGGCAACGAAGCTACCTTTATTCTTTTCTTTATAAATAAACTAAAAAATAATTATGGCTTACGTCGATAACACAGCATTACATCCAGTTATCATAACTAATAATGGTAATGAAACTATAGATTTTATACAAACTACCTGTACATTTAAAGAAGAAGATGTTAGTTATGCAACACCATATTTTAATCCAGTAACTGGACAATATGATACTACAAAATCCACATTGTATTTTGAAAGCGGAGAATCACTAGTTATAGATCAAACCTTTGGAGCAACCTCAACTCAACTAATCGCCTTAAATTAAAAATTAATGCAAGAACTTACCGAATTACAACAAATTCAAAAAGAAGCTAGTAAATTTTATAATTATGAACAAGCTGTTAAGTTAATGCTTAACTCTATTTACGGCGCATTTGGTAATCCTTACTTTTATTTCTTTAATGTTGATATAGCTGAAACGATTACTCTTCAAGGTAAGGATGCAATTTTATATACTGAAGAATTACTTAATAAGTATTTTAATCAATATTGGCATAAAGATATTGCTGCTCATAAAGAGATGGGAATAACTGTAACGGGTAGAATAGAAAAACCTGTAGGTATTTACATTGATACAGATTCAGTATATGTAAAATTTGATGAAGTAATCCAAAAATCTGAAGGTTGGAAAGGTGATGAAAAGGAATTTATTTTAAAATTATATCAGGTTAGAGTAAATGGTTATTTAGAAAAGATTCTTCAAAAATATGCTGATGATAATAATGCTGAAAACTTTTTATCTTTTGAATTAGAAAGCATTGCAAAAAATGCAATTTGGTTAGCAAAGAAAAAGTATATGCAAAATATTGTTTGGAAAGATCCAGATATTCATTATGATGATCTTTCCAAAATTAGCTCAAAAGGTTTTGAAATTATTCAGTCATCAACACCTTTATTTGCTAGAGAAAAACTTAAAGATTTATTAACTTATATCTTTTCGGTAGAAAAATTAGATATGAAAGAATTTGCAACATTACTTAAAGACATAAAAAGACAATTTAAGTTAGCTAATGTTGATCAAATTAGTTTTTCTAGAAAAGTAAATAATTACCAGAAGTATATTGTAAATGATTATGAAGCTTTTGAATTTGCATCAAGATGTCCTATAGGTGTAAGATCTGCAGGTTATCATAATTACTTATTAAATAATTCTTCAGTAAAAGGTAAATATCAACCATTAGGTAATGGTGAGAAATGTAAAATGTATTTCTCAAAAGATAAATCATGTGATGTATTCGCATTTGCACCTGGAGAATATCCTTATGAATTTGCTCCAGAAATTGATCACGATAGACAATTTGAAAAAACTATACTTGATCCTATAAATCGTGTAGTAACTGCAATGGGATTTAAAGCATTTAATAGAAACTTGATTTATACAACTAGTCTTTTTTAAAAGATTAATAAAAATAAAAATATTATGTCAAAAGAAAATTTTAGAATTCATGTATTAGGTTTACCTCATACAATAACAAATGAAGATTTTGTGGCATGTGCATATACACAAAAGGCACTTAAATTTTGTAAAATGATGAAAGGGCGAGGTCATACTATATTTCATTATGGTCATGAAGATTCAAATACATTAGCAGATGAAGATGTTACGGTTATAACAAATAAAGTGTGGAATAAAGTTTATGGTACACATGATTATAAAAGTAAGTGGTTTACATATGACTTAAACGATGAAGCATACCGAACATTTTATAAAAATGCTATAAAGGAAATAGAAAAAAGAAAACAACCAGGTGATTTAGTATTACCTTTTTGGGGAGCAGGTGTTAGACCTATTTGTGATGCTCATAGCGACTTAAATATAATAGAACCTGGTATAGGTTATGCAGGTGGGCATTGGGCTCCTTATAAAATATTTGAATCTTATGCAATATATCATGCATATTGTGGATTAAAAAATGTTGGAACTTGTGCACAAAGTAATTATGATATAGTTATACCTAATTATTTTGATTTAGATCAATTTGAATATAATGATAATAAAGAAGATTATTTTTTATTTTTAGGTAGAGTATACACCGGTAAAGGTATTCATATTGCAGAACAAGTAACTAAGGCTACCGGTATGAAATTAAAGGTTGCTGGCCAATTGGATCCTTCGTATGAAAATCATAAATGGCCAGATCATGTAGAATTTGTTGGGTATGCTGGTGTAGAAGAAAGAAAAGAATTAATGAAAAATGCAAAAGGATCATTTTTAGCTTCTCAATATTTAGAACCTTTCGGTGGAGTACAAATTGAAAACTTATTAGCAGGTACTCCTACTATTACTTCGGATTGGGGTGCTTTTGCAGAAAATAATATCGAAGGTGTAACAGGTTATAGATGTAGAACCTTTGAGGATTATGTAAGAGCAGTTAACAATATTAATGAAGGCAAAATAAAATCCGAAGATTGTAGAAAGCATGGTGAGAAATTTTCACTAGAATCAGTAGCACCAATGTATGAAGATTTTTTTAGAAAAGTTACAGATGTTTCTCAAGGCAGAGGATGGTATGAAATATGGGATGAATCTTTATACACTAAAGAATATCTAAAAGAATTTAATAAATGATAAAAGTATTATACTTTGGAGATTGTACACCAGGTGCAATGGGAATTATCCATAGAGATATTAAAAAGATAATAGATAAAGACTATCCTGAAATTAAATTTGAATTAATGGATTGGGCAGATACAGATATGTATGTCCGTTTATTTAATCAAAAAGAATGGAAGAATTGGGATTTAATTATTATAGATCCTTACATGGCAAAAGTTTTACATAGTGGTTGGCTTTTTGTTGACTTACCTAATGAAGAACAGTTAGAACTTAAAAGTAAATTTATTCCTGTATATCATCATGAGGTTGATGTACCAGCAGATCATTTTCATCATGGCTGGTATGAAGACTTTTTTACAACTCCAGTTTGTAGCATTAATCCATATATTGTTAATCAAATAAAAGAACGTGGTGTAGAAAGTCAACTTTTACCTATTGGTGTTAGTAGAGAAAAATTTAAACCTTTTAAAGAAATTAAACAAATTAAAAAGGTTGGATTTGTTGGTAATACTGATAAAGAGGATTGGAAATTTATAAAAAGGCCAGATTTATTTCATGAAATATGTGAAGCTGCTAACATAGAACCTATTGTAATTTCAGGAAGGCCGCATGGTTGGAAAATGTATGAAGATATTGATGCTATAATTTGCCCATCAAGAGCTGAAGGTTTGCCTACTTATTTTGCTGAAGCAGTGGCATGTAAAATTCCTTTTATTTCTACTGAAGTTGGTATAGTTAGATATTATGATAAAGTTAAAACTTTTAATACAAAAGAAGAAGCAGTTAACATTATTAACTTTCTTAATGAATCTCAAAATAATATTTCTTCTTATGTAAATGAATTATATGATCAAATGTTTCCTGATAGAGACTGGGAAGCTATCTTAAAGGAGTATTGGATTCCTTATTTTAAAAGATTAGATTTAAAGAATAAATCTTAAACAAATCATAAATTTTACATATAAAAATAAACAAAAAATAATATGGCAAAGGAATTCTCATTCGCAGATTTAAACAAAGAAATGTCAAAGATATCCGAATATGGAAATACTTTAGACAAATCAACAATTTCAGAAATTGATCATTATATTCCAACTGGAAATTATCACTTAAATGCATGCTTAACAGGTTCTCTGTTTGGCGGTTATCCTAATAATAGAGCAGTAGCTTTAGCAGGACCTTCAGGTACTGGTAAAACTTATCTTATCTTAAATGCAATTAAGCAAGCTCAAAAGCAAGGTTATAGTATTATATTTTATGATTCTGAAAATGCTGTAGATAAAAGATTAGTTGAAAAATTTGGTATTGATGCTTCAAAGTTTAGATATGAACCATGTAATACAGTTCAAGAATTTAGAAGTTCAGTTACTGCTATTACTGATGTATTAATTGAACAAAAGAAAAAAGGAATTGAATTACCAAAAATAATGGTTGTTTTAGATTCTGCTGGTAACCTTGCAACACAAAAAGAAATTGATGATGCAAAAACCGGAAGTAGTAAAGCTGATATGACAAGAGCTAAGTTACTTAAATCAACTTTCAGAATTATTATGACTCAGTTTGGTATTTGTAAAATTCCTTTCTTATTCTCAAATCATACGTACCAAACACAAGATCTTTTCTCAAGACAAGTTGGTGGTGGAGGTACAGGCCCAGAGTATGCAGCTTCTATAATTCTATTCTTAGGTAAAGCTAAACTTAAAGAAGGCGTAGAACAAACTGGAATTATTGTAACTGCAAAACCTAATAAAAATAGATTTGCAAAACCAACAAATATTAAATTCCATATTTCTTTTAATAAAGGTATGAATCCTTATGTAGGATTAGAAGAATATATTAGCTGGGATACTTGCGGTATTGAAAGAGGAAGATTTATTACCGAAGGTGCCTTTAATAAATTAACTGATACCGGTAAAGCCGAATGTAGAAAACATTCTTTTAAGAAAGATAAAAAAGATGTAACTGTTTATTTTCAACCAGCAGCAACAGCTCGTAAGATTTGTGTAAAGCATTTAAATGATTCTGTTGATTTAAACAAATTATATACACCAGAAGTTTTGACTGAAGATGTTCTTAAACTAATTGAACCTATTGTAAATGAAAAATTTACTTATGGTGATGAATTAGATAAAGAAGAATTAGGAAATATAATTACAGAAACAGTTGATGATGTTACCGAAAACTCTTAATACTGCTAAACTTAAAGTAAAGTATGTATTAGGAAACCACACATCATTACCACATTACCCTGATGCAGAAGATGTACTTTTTGAATTAATCCGAGATTATTGCGGAAAGGTTGCTAAAGAGATAAAATTTACAGATGTCTCAATGGCAAAAAGGTGGAGCTTAACTCCAGAAAGGTGTGATGTTATTTTAAAAGAATTACTTAAACATAATTTTTTAAAAATAGCTTTACAAAATTCGGCCTATACTACATATGAGGTTATTCATAATCCATACCAATAAAACTAATTATGTTTTTTAGCATATAAAAATAAAACTACATGAAATCAAGTATAGATCACGAAAAGATTTTCTTTAATTATTTTTTAACAAAGCCACACTATTTAAAAGGTACAGGAAAAGGTTTCTTTGCAAATAGAGATCTAGATCAAATCGCAAAATTATCAAAAGATTTTTATTTAAAGTTTGGTGAAAGCCCATCTAAACAACAGATGTCAGCATTAGTCAAAGATGATCCTAATGAAATATCTCAAGATATAGTAAAATCTATTTATGATATTAATATTAATGAATATGATCAAGATTGGTTAAAAAGAACTGGTGAAGCGTGGGTTAAATGGAAACATTTTGATAAACAGTTAGTAAGAACAATTGAATATGTAAAAACTCAAGATGTATCACCAGAAAATGTTGAGGATGTAGTACAACGTGCAATAGGTATGATCTCTACAGATGGATCAATTAATTTTGATACTGATACAGGTTTAGATTTTTTTAATCCTGAGGCTCACGTCCAAAGAACCTCTAAGAAAATAGAAACAGGTTGGAGTTTTGTAGATAGAGTATCTGGTGGAGGTTATGATACTAAATCATTAATCATTTATGCAGGTGAACAGAATATTGGTAAATCTATTTGGTTAGCAAATGATGCCGCTAATTTTGTTAAGATGGGACATAATGTAGTTTTTATTACAGCAGAAATGTCAGCACAAAAGGTACTTAAAAGAATAGGATCTAATCTTTTGGATATTCCTATGATGGATTATGATAAGAATTCTGCTAATAGAGATTATATGAAAAGAAGATTAGAAAGAGTATCTCGAGGATTATTACCACCAGGTAAATTATTTGTAAAAGAATATCCGACTTCACAAGGTACTATTCCTGATATTGAATCTTATTTAAAAGATTTAGAAGAAACAACTGATCATAAAGTAAATGTACTCGTCGTTGATTATATAAATATCTTAGCTAATTATAGAAATCCTAATACTGAAAATACTTATATAAAGATTAAACAAATTGCAGAAGACTTAAGAGCATTAGCTGTTAAAAGAAATATGTTGGTAATATCAGCTACTCAAATTAACCGTGGTGCATGGGATGCAACTGAAGTAAGAATGGAAAACATTGCAGAATCTGCAGGTTTGGCTCATACTGCTGATGTTATGTATGCATTAATCCAAGATTCAATAATGCACTCAGAACGTGAGTATTGGTTAAAGGTTTTAAAAATTAGAGACGGTCAAGGTAAAGGTTCACGCTGTAAATTTAATATTGATTATGAGCGTATGCGTTTAACTGAAACTGATGAAATAACAAATTAAAATAAAATTATGTGGGGAAAAAAGAAAAAGAAACTTACAAAAGCCGAAGATGATAAACAATCAGGCTACCAAGAAAAAGATAAAATCTTTAATAATACATACGGAGAACAAGATTTATCAGGACAAAAGATAAACTTTACAGTATCATCCTCATGGGTAGATTCAATGGATCCAGATGATAAGCAACATTATGATTCATTATTTGAGGTAATTGACAAATTAATAAAAGGTAGTGAATTTGAACATCTTAATGAAGCTACGCCAGATGGTATCATTAAAAAATTAAATAAAGTACAAATTAATAAAGTCTTTTTCTACATTATAGAAAATACAGGAAGTGATTATACTAGAATAGATTTATTCAGTGTTCTTTCAGATTATTTTGATGTATTTCCAAATAAATTTTACAATTCATTATCTAATAAATTTAAGGATGAACTCATTAAAGAATTAGATGCTAAATACAATATTTTAGAAAAAAGAAAAATCAGAAAACTCTTTTAACATGGCAAAAAGAATTTGGATGATAAGTGATTCGCATTTAGGGTGCAGATCAAATTCAGTCTTATGGTTAAAAATTATAGAAGATTATTTTTTTAACTTCTTTATTCCTCTAGTAAAAAAAGAATATAAAAAAGGTGATGTTCTTTATCATTTAGGTGATGTATTTGATAATAGACAAAGTGTTAATCTTGCAGCACAAGATTTGGCTATTAGAGTATTTGAAGAATTAGGTAAGATCTTTCCAGATATTCATATCATTGTAGGTAATCATGATATAATGAGAAAAAATTCAAATGAAATCTCATCTGTTGATTGTTTAAAGTATTTACCTAATGTCACAGTGTTAAAAGAACCTAAAATTTTAAAGTATAAAACTGCAACCTGTTTATTAATGCCTTGGAGAAGGAATCATGAACATGAAAAAGAAACTTTAGATTCTATAAAGGAAAATATTGATTATATGTTTTGTCACACAGAAACACAAGGCGTACAAACCAGTCCTAGTACAAAACATTTACATGATGGCGGTAATGTAGTCAGTATATTTAAAAGATTTAAAAGAGTATACTCTGGTCATATACATTATAGACAAGATAAAGAAAATTTTGTCCTAGTAGGCAATCCATATCAAATGACTAGATCTGATAGAGATAATCAAAAGGGAATATACTTATTAGATTTAGAAAGTGGAAATCATCAATTTTTTGAAAATAAGTTAAGCCCTATCTTTATAAGATATTATATTAATGAAATATTGGAAATGAGAATGGAAGATGTTGCAAAAGAAATAGAAAATAATTTTGTAGATGTTTTTATTCCTTCTAATGTTTTAGGTAAGTATAATATTAATATGTTTATGGATTATCTTGATGGTTTAGCTAGAAAATTAGAACCTAGAATTTATGATGAAGAAAATCCGTATGATAGAGAAGACGGTGAAATGTCAGATTTTAACGGTGAATTAAATTTAATGAATATTGCAGCTGAGCATATTAACTCTTTGGATTATGATGATGATTTAAAAGAAAGATTAAAAGTATCAGTAAAGGAATTGTATAATAGAACACTATCACCTAACTATGAAGATTAAAAAGGTAGAATTTAAAAACTTTGCAAGTTATGGAAATAGATTGCAAATAATAGATTTTGAAGAAGATAAAAGTAACTTATATTTAGTGCTAGGTGGAAACGGCGCAGGTAAGAGTACACTAGCAAAAGTTATAACTTATTTATGTTATGGTAAAGTAGAAGGTTCAACCTTAAAAGATTTACCTAACAGAGTAAATGGTGAACTTTATGGAAGAATATGGTTAGAGTCTAAAGGTAATCGTATTGAAATAGAAAGAGGAATTAATCCAAGCATCTTTAATGTTAAGATTAACGGATCTGAATATGATGTAGCTGGTAAAGTAAACCTGCAAGATTTTTTAGAAACAGAGATATATGAAATACCTTATCATGTATTTAAGAATGTAATTATCTTATCTGTTAATGATTTTAAATCCTTTATTACAATGTCTCCTTATGATAAGAAAAGAATCATAGATAAAATATTTGGCTTTTCAATAATTAATGAAATGGCTGAGGCGGTAAAAGAAAAAAGAAGAGGTATTATTGAAGAAATAAGAACTTATGAAGATGAAATAAGAACTCTTAATGAATCTATTGGGTCTGTTTATGATAAGATTGAACAAATTGAATTGTTAACTGCTGAAAAAGATAAATCTAAAGTTAAGAAATTAAAAAATGATTTAGTAGATTTAAATGAGAAAAGAAAGACATTAAAGGAATTTACAAAGTCTCTTAAAGAAAAATTAGAAAAGACAGATTTAGATTCCAGGACTAAAGCATCTGAGCATTCTACTATTAAACATAAAATTTCAAATGTTAAAAATGATTTAAAGTTATTTGAAAATTCAACTTGTCCTACATGTACAGCTCCGCTTACTTCTGATTTTCATTTAGATATTAAAAAAGAAAAAGAAGAATCATTAATAACTTTAGAAGAAAAGTTTAAATCTGTTAAAAAGAGCTATGAAGACTCGGTAGAAAAATTAAATGATTTAAGATTAAAAGGTAGAGAAATTCATGTAAGGACTGGGCAGTTAGAAGCAGAGATGGAGGCTATTAAAAATAAGTTAATTGAATTATCAGAAAAAGATGAATCGGATTCTTCAACTAACCTAAAGCAATTAGTCAAGGATTTTAAAATTCGTAAAGATGAAAAATCAACAGGTAAATTAAAAAGTGAAGCTGATGATTTTTATTTAACAATATTAGAAAATCTAATGGGTGAAGATGGTATTAAAAATTTAGCAGTAAGATCTATTCTTCCTTCTTTTAATAATCATATACTTTTAATGGGAAGAGAAATGGGAATTCCCTTTGGTATTAGATTTAATGAAAAGTTTTATTGTACACTACATCACTTAGGAACTGAAATAAGCGCGAAGACTTTAAGTACAGGTGAAAAGAAAAAAGTTGATTTTGTAATTATTATGGCTTTAATGAAAATGATTAAAGTTAGATTCCCTTCTCTTAACATTTTATTTTTAGATGAGATTTTTTCTTCAATAGATTCAGATGGTGTATATCATATAATTAATATCTTGCATGATACAATTCAAGATATAGGCCTTAATACATTTGTAATTAATCATACAGTATTACCTAGTGAATATTTTGATAAAAAATTAGAAATCACAAAAGATGCAGGCTTTAGTGAATTTACAATTGAAACTATTGGATAAATATAATACAAGCAAAAATTAAAGATGACGAATGTCAGCATATAATCAAGAGTTTAATAAAGACAATACTATACTGCGTTATATTATAGTAGCTCTTTTAGCAGAATTAAAAGATAAGGTATATTTTTATAATCAAATAGATGAAGATACATTAAAGAAAATACCTGTGCCTTTCTTTTATTCTATTACAGGTGATGGTAGATTCTTGATGGATAATTTCTTATTTGATGCAGAGGCTGCTGGTAAAGCTATAGGAGATTATGAAGTTGTTCCAAGAGGTATAATACAGCTAACTGGAATATCCATAGATTCAGGTAACCAAACAAATAAGTTTGCTAGAGGTGAATTTGTACAAGAATGGGAAGGTATTTTAAAAACCTTTTCAATGGAAACAAATTTTTTACCTATTACTATGTCCTTTGATTGTACTGTAGTATGTTCAGCTAATTTAGAAATGTTAAAAGTAACTGAATCTTTAATGAGTAAAATATACAAGAATACTTTATTCCAAATTGATTTAGGAATGATGAGAGTTGCAGGAACTTTTGCAGTACCAGAAGATTATCAACAAAATAGATTATTTGAATTTCAATTAAATGATAAAAAAGAATGGAGTGTAACATTTCCTATAGAAGTACAATCATTTATGCCAGTTTTTGAAAGCGGTATTTTAATACCTGAAGTAAGTCTTATGACTAAGTCTGCAATCAAGGCTAATCCAACTGCTGCAGGTGTAGGTATGTTAAGATCAGGTAAAGATAATGAATTAGGAATTTACTTCGGTGGTATATTCCAAAAATTTGAATATAATGAAGAGAGTATATTAAAGTTGCAGCCTAGTGGAACTTTTAGCAATAAAGGATACATTAACCCAGATGCTATATTAACAGGTGGACCTTATAATGAATCTTCAATTGATTCTTCTATACCAACACCTGAGGATCCAGAAAGTCGTATTTATAGAAATGCAAATGCCAAACCTAAAGTAGATGAATCAGGATTAGGTAGTGTTGATTCTGGATTTGGTGGATAAACAATTAATCAAAGAGACTTATAATATATAAAACAAATCAAATAGTGTAATATGGAAAACACAGTTAACGAAGGACAAACTCAAGTTTATACAGATGGTCATATTGATGCCCAGCCAGGTGTAAATACTAATGCTCCTTATTTAAATCATCCACGCCAACAATTAATGGATATAATTCATGTATTGTTTAGTCAAAGTGGTAGAATGTCAGATATTGACAATGATGGGAAAATTGATCATAGTGGATCTATGACAGATCAACAAGTTATGACAATCTTAGTAGGAATGGGAATTCCACAACAGATGGCAATGAGTGGTATCGCTCAGTATCGTCAAATGCATAAAGATCAATCAAATATATACACTGAAAATAATAATCAAAAAAATCATAACAAAATGAAATTTACATTAACAGACCTATACGAAAACGTTATGGATAGCATTAATGGATTAAAGGCAATGGATAATGATAATTCCAGAGTTTCGTATTCTGTTAAAGAATCTTTAACTATCTTGGAAGAAGCATTAACTGCATTTCCAATGAAACTAAAAAATGCAGATCTTTCTGCAATCAGTGAAGAACTGGAAAATTCAGTTAGCCCAGATCTTAAATTTAAAATTGCAAGAGACTTATATTCTAAATTAGCTCAGTCAACTTGGTTGAATCCAATTTCTGAATTAAGAGAGTATATAATGGAATCATATAACAATTCTAAATGGTACTTTAGAATTAGTGAATCTATTGCAAGAACAGCTGGCCAAAAAGGAAAATTAATGGAATCATTTAATTCAGATTTAGTTTCTTTATTAAATGAATCAGATGTAAAATCTAAATTCTCTGTAGTTGCTGCAAAACACCCATGGTCAATGGATGCTAAAGCAATCGTAAATGAAATGGCTGCTGAGGATAAAAAAATTGCATCTACTTCAAATGGTAAAGTTGTATCTGTTCTTTCTCCAGTATTAGAATCTGAAGAAGGTTTAACATTCCACTTACATGGAAAGAATTATACTTATAATGGTAAAGACATTACTGAAGCTAATGTAACTGATCCGAGATTCTTTGATATTACTGAAGGTTTAAAAATGTTCTCAAGAAATGGAAACATTCTTTCATTACATGGAGAAAATGGTAAGTCGTTAGAATACAACATTACTGAAGGTACTTTAACTATGGGTAAAGTTGATATGACTAATTACAGTATAATTGAATTAAAAGAAGCTTTATTAGCAACTAACTTCTCAGGATATAGAAATCAATGGCAGAATGATAAAATCTGTAAGTTCTTTGAATCTGTAGATTTAATTGCTGAAATGGATAATTTCACAACTATTCAGAATCCTGAATTCTTAGATGTATTTTTAACAATGATTGGGGTAAGTGAAGGAATTTACATTAATAAAGTAAATCCTGGAATGAATCTAAATGAAATGTCAAAAATTGATACTGCTACCGAAACTGTTGAAGTAGTAAAAGAATTTATTAACTTTGACGTTTCTCCAATTCTTTCTGAAAGATTAATTGCTGAAGATAATGAAAAAGCAATTGAGGAAAACAAAAGAAAAGATCTTACTGATGCAATTTCTTTCCTAGAAGAAAAGAAATCTGAAGTTGAAGCTGCTATTAAAAAGCTAGGTGATACTGAAGAATTAACAGAAGCTTTAAATTTAATAGCTGAAGAGTTAAAAGGAAAGGAAAAAGAATTAGCAGATTCATATATTTCTGAAAAAAAAACTAAAGACGACTATTTAAACGACGGTTTCGTAGAAGCTCAAGTTAAAAAAAGCGGTCAAGGTTTAAAAAAGAGACAAGAAGTATTAGTTAATGCTGAAGAATATGCTTCTCTAGGCGATGATGATTTACTAACTATTATAGTTCCTAAGAACGGAAAAAGTATAGTAATGCCAAAAGAAGATTTAGAAGTTAAGATCTAAACCTACATATTACATTCTAATTTAATATAATTAGAGGACCGATTGAACATTAAACAATCGGTCCTTTTTTGTATATAATAATAAATAAATCAAAGTTAATGGCAAGAAAAAGAAATTATTTAAATAATAGAGACCTCCTCGAGCAGATCGTTATATCTAAAGAACAAGGAGAGTTAACACCAAAGGCATTAGAGTTTTTAATGCTATTAGCTGATAAGTGTTCTAGAAAATTAACATATAGAAATCCAGAAGATAGACAAGATTGTATTGCCTATGCTTATATGGATCTTTACAGATATTGGAGAAATTTTAATCCAGAAAAAAGTACTAATGCATTTGCTTATTTTACTGAAATAGCAAAAAGAGGATTTGCAAAAGGTTGGAATAAATTACATCCTAAGAAATATCATGGCACGGTTTCAATTAATGGTAGTGCTGATAGTGAAGGCATTTATACAATATAAAATGTTAAATGAGTATAAAGAAGGTAAAGCCTACTGTAAAATCAGGATTTAAGCAAGGTTATTATAAACCAAAATTTCCTCAAAAATATAGAGGAGACGGTCCTATTATATACAGGAGTAGTTGGGAAAGAAAATTTTGCCATTGGTGCGATCATAATGAAGATGTAATTTACTGGATATCTGAACCCTTTTCTATACCTTACTTTAATCTTTTGGATAATAAATTTCATAAGTATTATCCTGACTTTTTCTTTAAAATGAAAAAAGGAGACACAACACAAGAATACGTAGTAGAGATAAAACCTAAAGCACAGTTAACTAAACCAAAAGAACCTAAAAGAAAAACTGCAAAAGCAATGAAAAATTTTAAATATGCGTATGAATCGTATGTTAGAAATTTATGTAAGACTAATGCATTAAATAAAATGGCAAAAGAAAGAAACTGTAAAGTAATGTTATTAACAGAAGATTCAAAATTATTCTAATGGCTTTAATAGGACAATTTAAAGAAGACTTAGATATTTACCTTGCAGAAAGTAAAGGTAGGACTGGTGCATCTAAGCAATCAGAAAGAGATATAGTTAATGCAGGAGCTAAATCTGATGGCGTTCTTAATCCAGGACAAATGTATAGTTTTTATTATTATACTAAAGATGAAGCTTTTTATGATTCCAAACCTTTGGTTATAGGATTAGGAGAATCCGATAATGGCCATCAGTTAGGAATTAATTTACACTATATGCCTTATGAGGCAAGAATTCCTTTTTTAACAGAATTAACATCCTCTTTAGCCTCTCAAATAAAAGGTTTAACAAAAGGTAAAGCATTAGGTAATCCAGATGTACAAAAACCTATAACTAATTTTAGGTGGGAGTTTGTTAAAAGAGCTTATGGCAAAAAATATAATTTAACTTACTGCACAAGGCAGTATATGATAAAGAAAATGAAAACTCCTTATGTCTTAGGATATGAGGATTGGTATATTGGTGGAGTTAATAATGAAGATTATTTTTATGGAGGAAATATTAACCAAGCTCAAGCATTATACTACAAGAATATATAAACTAATAATAAAAATAGATTATGGCAGGTTTTACAGATAGAAGAGGTCCTTTAAGTACTGGTAACCCAGTAAGAAGACTTCTAAAAGATCTTTCTAATTTAGGAATGGCATATGATGATATGATCATTCGTAATTCACGTGCAGTAGGTTTTACTGAAAATCAAATGGGTTATACATTTAATCCAATGGGATCTGATAGTGATGATATGTATGGTGCATTTGCAGCCTTATCATTAACAGATACTAATCTTAAAAAGAACATTGCATTTTTTGATCAAGATTATGATAGAAAACGAGACCAACTTAGAACATTTGCAGTACAAGATGAAATTGAAGATATATTAGATGTATTATCAGATGAAGCAATTGTTTTTGATGAATCCAATTATATGGCTTATGCTGAATATAATGGTCATATTGGAGAATCAATAGAAGAAGAGATTGCAGATGTATATAATAATATCTACAACTATTTTGGTTTTAATGATCCTACGGCACCTTGGAATTATTTTAGAAAATGGTTAATAGATGGATTCCTTGCTTTTGAAATTGTCTATAATGATAAGCAAACTGAAATTATTGGTTTTAAAGAATTAGATCCAATATCATTAATGCCAGGTATTGATACTGATGATGGTAAAAAGGTATGGATTCAATATAAAGGACAAGGTGCAAAAGAAAGAACCTTATGGGATTCTCAAATAATTTATATTTCTTATTCATCAGTTAATTCTCCAATGAGAATATCTTATGTTGAAAGATTAATAAGATCTTTTAACCTTTTAAGAATTATGGAACACAGTAGAATTATTTGGGCTGTATCTAATGCTTCATTTAAAACTCAGTTTACAATACCAGTTGGTGGTAAATCAAAAACCAGAGCAAAGCAATCTCTAGCTACATTAATGAACTCATATCGTGAGGTTGTAGACTTTAACTTTGAGAGTGGTGAAATTCAAACCAATGGTAAACCAATGATGCCGTTTAATAAGGAGTATTGGTTACCTTCCAAAGATGGAGAATCGCCAGAAATACAAACAATTGGTGGTGATGGACCAGATCTTGGAGATACTGAATCTTTAAAATACTTTTCTGATAAATTACAATTGGCTTCTAAGATTCCATTTTCTAGGTTTGATAGAGAAGGCGGAAATACCTATGATATGGAAGCAAGCGGTATGTTAAGAGATGAAATTAAATTTGGTAGATTTATTTCAAGATTAAGATCAATTTGGCAAGAAATATTAGTTAAGCCTGTATATCTTCAAATGTGTCTTAATCATCCAGAATTAAAAAATGATATTGCATTTAAAGCAGGTTTAGGATTAAACTTCATGAAGGATAATGTTTTCGAGGAAATGAAAGAAATGGAATTACAAACAAAAAGAGTTGATTTTATTGGTAATATGAAAACACAGTTAAGTACTATGACTGCTGAAATGGAAGAAATACCATATTTTGATTTAGGATTCTTAATTAAGAGATATGGTGGATTTACACGTGATGATATTTTAGCAAATGCCCGAGCTAAAGAACGAACAGAGTTAGAAGCAGAAGGGTATTCAATGGAAGATATAGAAAAGATTCTTTTAGGTGCAAATAAGAAGGATTTTAAACCAGAGAAGAAAGATGATGGTATTGAAGAAGACCCATTAGCTGGAATCTAAAAACTATCAAGAGTTATAATATATAAATCAAATAAACTAGAAAGATGTCTAATAAGAAACTTTTAATTCTAGAAAGATCTAAGTCTAATTTAAGTATGACTAAAGATGCCGATGGCTCTGTCGTGCTTGAAGGTGTATTTACAGAGATTGGAGTAAAGAATAAAAACAACCGTATTTATGAAGAAGCTGAAGTACTTCCTCATATTAATGAATTAAAGGAAAAGGTAAAAACTAACAAATTGTTAGGTGAACTTGACCACCCAAAAGATTTTGATATTAGTCTATCAAATGTTTCTCATGTTATCGAGGATTTAGATTACGATAAAGATAAGAAACAAGTACTAGGAAGAATTAGATTACTAAATACTTCAAAAGGTAAAGAAGCTCAAGCATTAATAGAAGATGGTATTCCATTGCATATTTCTAGTAGAGCTGCTGGTACTGTTGATGAAGCAGGTAAAGTTAAAATTAAAAAATTCTTTACTTATGATTTAGTTGCTGATCCAGGATTTGAAAATGCTGAATTGGCTAGAGTTAATGAATCTTTCGGTTTTGAGAATACTGAAGGTTTATACATTTATGAAATGGGTAACTCTGAAGAAGAAATAAATAAAACAAATAAAACAGATCTAACAATGGAAAATACATCAGACAAATTTGTAACTGTTGAGGATTTTAATAAGTACACTGAATATGTAAAGAATACATTAGATAGTGTTAAAGAATCTGCAAATTCAAATAACGATGAGTTAATTGAAAAGCTAGTTAAATATACTGAGCATATTGCAGAGAAAGTAAATCAGGTTACTGATTATACTGAATACTTATCTGAAAATCTTGACAAGAGCATATCTCACTCTGACTACTTAGCAGAGAATATCGAAAAAATTAAAAATTATGCTTCTTACTTAGGTGAAGAGTTGGATAGTTCAATTCAATATACTGAGCATGTTGCTGAACAAGCAGATAAAGGAATTGCATATTCTAATTATTTAGGTGAAAGCTTAGAAAAAGGAATTCAATATTCTGAATATGTAGCTGAAAAGGTTGATCAAAATATTGCTTATTCTGAATATCTTGGTGAAGGTCTTGATAAGAGTATTAAATATTCTGAGTATATTGCAGAAAACATGAATTCTATAGAAGGTGAATCAATTAATGAATCAACTGTTAATGAATATGGAAAGATGAAAGAAGGTGCAATGCCAACTATGGATGAAGTTAAGAAGATGATGGATGAAGGCATGAAATATGAAGCTATCTGCGAAAAGTATCCAGATGCTGATCATGGTAAGATAAAAGAAATGTGTGACAAATGCATGCAAGAAATGAAATCTTACAAAGAATCTATAAGTGAAAAATTAAATGATTTAATTTCTAAGGCAGAATCTAAGTCTGTTAATGAAATGCACTTTATGAATTTCTTAAGTGAATCTAAAAAGAATGAATTTGATTCTTTATCTGAAGATAAAAAAGGATTAATAGTTGAATCAATGAACAGAGATTCTATTATGTCAACTGTACAAGCTGAAAATGTTTGGGATTCATGTTTTATAACTGAAAGAAAGGCAATTAACTTTATTGATGATATGCCAGAAAAATATCGTTCTAAATGGGATAATCTTTCAGAGGCAAGAAAAGAACAAATTATTGCAGAATCTAAATTCCATTCTTTAGGTACTCCTTATGCTATTAATAATTTCTGGCAAACAAGAGACTTAAGAGATACACAAATGAAGTTAGAATCTATAAATGAAGCTAAGACTGCTGCTGAGGCTAAAGGTAAAGAAGAATCTTTATTAAATGAAAGTTTCAAAAACGACTTAGTAAATAAAATGAAATTCAGATTAAATAGATAATCATTTAATCTAAAAGATATAATCGAATAGTCAAGAAGAAAAGGACTCAGGCGATTAGAAAGGAATTTTTAATTCCACAAAAATGCGAAAAATAATTTTTTAAAATGTACGCAAATCAATTAATCAACGAGGCTGAGGTTCAAAAGACTTGGGGACCTGTTATTGAGGAAAGTACTGGCATAACTGAAAAATCTAAGTTAGCTTGGATGTCTAAGTACTGTCACTACCATAACCTTAATGAGAGTGTTTACAATACTGTACACCTTAACCCGAACATGAATGTTCAAAGTATGGGTAATGTTACATTGCCAGGAGATCCTGGATCAATGAATAACTTCCCAGCACAAGCTACTGGATCTGGAGACAGACCTTTTTCTTTGTTACCACTTGCAATGCAAGTAGCTGCACAGACTGTAGGTTTAGACTTAGTTCCTGTAGTACCAATGCAAGGCCCTATGGGAGTTTTAACTTACCTAGACTTTGTATACGGTGGAGGTAGAGGATCAGGTGCTCCTGTAAACGGTGCCCTAGATACTGTAGCTGCTCCATTAATGATCAAAGTAGGATGTACTCCTGCTGCTGGTTTTGCTTTTACAGTAAACGATCTAATTTATGTAGATACTGCTGCTAATATTGCAACTGGTACTTCTGGTGGATCTTACGAATTAACTTTCGTTGGATTGTCAAGAATTGACGGTTTAAATATATTCAGAGTAAGAGCTAACACAACTGCACTTGATGCAAATGGTGTAAACGGTGGTTTTAACTTCGCACAAGGTGCTGAGACTGCTGCTGCAACTATTTATAATTCAATTGTAGCTGGTGGTAACTATCACGGTTTAGTTGCTGGTACTGCACTAGGTGTTGCATTAGCTGCTGGTAACGTTGCTGGTACTTTCACTAACCCTACTAACTTAGGATTAGTTAAAGCATTAGAGGATCATATTTCTGGTTTCTCTGGTAACGCTTTCCAACCATCTAACGACCCTGCAACTGGCGGACCTGCTTTTGCAACTGAGAATATTAACGGTTTAGATCCTTACCAAAGAGGTGTAGGTGAATCAACTG